GCGAACCGAATTTTCGAGGCCCTTCATATTCTTGGCTTTCTGGATAAACTCTTCAAGCACACCATCCAAGAACAACGTACTGTGGTACACGAGGTCCGTGTTACACCAGTCGTCGTACTTAGCTAGATTGAGTGAAGACAAGCAACATACGAAGCTGTGCGAGTCGTCAGTATGCAATACAATCTCAGAGCAAATGTTGGTCATATAAACCTTGAGGCCGTTTACCTTATATGCGTCCGGGTTTTGTTTGTTTACGTTTCCTCGGTACATAATATACGGCTCGCCAGTAGCCTTGCGTTTCTGCAACAGCTTGCTCCATTTGCGGCGAGCATCGTTGTCACCTTCTTCAAGCTTACGCATAAACTTGTCTCCGACAATTGCGCATTGATGTAAATTCAATGACTGACGATTCACGTCACCTTTTGGTTCGCGAATCTCTAACCAGTCGTCAAAGTCTGGGTGCTCGATGTTAAGATTAACTGAGGCCGCCCCTCTTCGCACGTTACCTTGAGACGTTGCCAGGATAGTTGAGTCATAAATCTTACAGAATGGCACAACTCCATCCGTTGTTCCGTCACCATTTCCAATTGGAGAGCCAGATGGACGAATCATATTGATTCCGATTCCAACACCTCCACCATACTTAGCGAGCATCATAAGCTCTAGATTCTTAGAACCAATGTCGTACACGCTGTCTGCTACGTCAATACCAAAACAACTAATCGGTAAGCCACGGTCAGAACCAGTATTAGCTAGAACAGGAGTAGCCAAGCATAGCCAGTTGTTCCATATATACTCAAAGAACTTAGGGGCTAGCTCAGGACGCTTGAGTCTGTTCGCTACTGTGGTAGATACACGCCAGTACGCATCTTTTGGTGATTCGTCACCAATTAGATACCCCTTGCTAATTGTTTTGAGATAGACTTCCGTGTCTCCCCATTCCGGGTAATCAATCCCGGCTTGCCAGTTGTTCTTCATTGTGTATTTCTTCAATCTTTTTAATGATGGTGTCGTAAACAATAGCGCACTTCTTATCAGTGTCTATTCTGTTCTGTATCGTATTTAACGCAGTGGACACGCTAGAATGACTTTTCTTTTTGAATTCCTCTCCTAGTGTAATCAACGTGACGTTAGTGTAGTTGTACAGAATTTTGTACGATATGTGACGAGCCAAGACGACTTCACCCCGGCGCGATGAAGAAAAGAGAGAGGGTCGGTTGACCCCCAGCTCTCTACATACTGTATTTATAATACGATTTTGAAATCTATTTAGTCCCATATCGATTCAAAGTCTTCTCCTTCGTTAGCTTTCGAATAATCCGTGGGGCGAAGAGCAAAGAAGTCTGTATGAGTAACGCCACCAACGAGATGATAAAACCAGTCGAGTTGCCCTGATGCAGATTTATCATACTCAAAGATAGCATCGTACCCTAGCTCCTGCAACTTTTCGTTAGCTCTTTTTTTAATGAACTCCTTCAAGTCGTTTGCTTTGAGGTTTTCTAGGTCTCCCATTTCAAACATCTTATCAATGAAGTTCATCTCCATATCCACTGCTACACGGGCTGCTTCTTCTACTTTTCCTCGCACATTTTCACGAATCTCAGGGTATTCTTCACACAAGTGATTGAAAAGAACGATACCCATTGTACTGTGAAGGCTCTCGTCTCTCACGCTCCACTTCATTTGTTGCCCAATACCTTTCAGTAGATTTCGCATCTGAAATGAATAAAGCACAGCAAACGATGAGTACAAAGCAACCCCTTCTGCAAAGGCTGAGAACACAGCTATTGAACGAGCAACATCTTGCCGAGCCTTTGGGCTAATCTTAAGGATGCTGTGGTCATACCCTGCCTTAGTGTTCACTAGATTTTCGAATCTTGCGGCAGTTGCTGGCTCGTGGAGAAAAGCCTTGAAGTCATCAAGACCTAGAGTCTCATTGAGGTAGCTGTATGCTGCCGCGTGGATTGTCTCCTGAGAGCCAAATGCCATAGCCATTTGTTTAATCTCGTGCTTAGGAAACCACTTGGTTACCATACCTGTCCAATAATCACCAACAGCTGTTTCTGTCTGTGCGAAACCAAGTAAGATGTTACCCACAAGATTACGTTCAGCATCAGTAAGATTCTCCCTAAAGTCCTTAACATCATTCTGCATTGGAATCTCAGTATGCAGCCAAAAAGCTTGCATCTGCTTAAGCCAACCATCATTGTAATATTGAGGGTATTGGAATGGTTTGTACTCTACTCGTTCGTCAAAGAGTCCCATCGTTATAGATTTATGTTAGACAAAAAACGGCCACCAAAGTGACCGCGGAAAAGGAATGCGAATGTACGCTTTAGGCGCCGTATCAGCTAATGGTGACCAACTTCTGTAAACTTAATAATATCAGGCAGTTCGCCAAAAACATATTGAGTCACTGAGCACAGCCACATACGAGAACCGTTCTTTCCGTATACCACTCCGTCATATTCCCACAAGTAATACCAAGCTCCTCCATCTCCGGTCTCTTCATCCTTCAACAGTAGGCCGTCGTGTTTATGTAGGCAATCATTAGAACAAGCGAGTAAGTGGCACTTGCTTCCGTTATCTGATAAAAAGTCTAGGAAGTCATCAGCTCCTTCTACCATTTGCAGAGAAGCTTTATCACCTTCCCAGGTGGGCAAATCAATATACCAATTTCCGTTATCCTCCTTCGTGAATGATAGCGGCAATGCCTCTGTTGAGGCTTTCAATTCTGATTTCATTTACTTTTTTAATGTTTCTTGATTCGACGTATGTCTTCGCTAAGTTTGCTGCTAGCTCATTAGCTTTCTTCTTAGTCATAGTCTCGATTGCCTCCTTCCATTCCTCTGGTGTTGAGCAAAGGATACCGTTGTATCCGTTGACTATAAAGTCTTTGTATGGGGAGACGTTCGATGCTATAACAGCTGTCCCAGTGAACGCAGCTTCGACGAGCTTTAGGTCGGACTTGCACTCGTTGAATGTGTTCTTCTTTAGCGGCACAAGTAGGACGTCAATGTTTTTGTACACCTCCCCGTAGTCAAACATAGTAGTCCAAGGAACAGGATGAGATGCGTTTAGTTTTTTGACGTACTTCTCTACGTTGGTGCAGTAAAGAACCTTACCCTCAAAGTCGTATCCGATTTCGTTCACGTCGTCGTTGTGAGCACCTGCCCCAGTGTATCCGAAGCGGAGCTCTTTAGACTTTGTCTTCTTGTGCTTCCACTGCTCGGCATCTGGGTCAATAGCGTTTGGTACTATGACAACTTCAGCCTTTGGTACTAGGCGCTTTACGTACTTAGCTAGTATTTCAGAAGGGGTCCAAACAACGTCAGCTATCTGCAGCGTACGCTTAATCATATTCCCAACTTCTTTATTCCAGAGCTCGTAGTTAAAGTTGTCTTTGTTTAGAGTCCAGTGGTCATCTACGTCTACTATGATGCGTATGTTGTTTGCACGCTTCATAATAGAACGAAAATGCTTTGGATTCTTAGCATTAAGCATTCTTGGTATAACTACATTGCTCACCAAGCTAAGGTCCATATCAACCATCTCCTTAAGGTCTTTAACAAGATGTATCTTGTCATAACCATACTTCATAAGGTTCTGAGCAGGGACCATAATTCGGTGGTAGTTTACACCGTTTATGTCATCCAATAAGATAATCGTGTACATTACATTCCTTCGATATGCTGACGAATAGCCGAACGAATAAGCTCGGCTTCCACACGTACTCGCTTGACGTAATTGTAAACCAGCGTTTTTACAGTTTCGTGGTCTTCAATTGGTTCGCCGTGCTCGTCGTGAAGTGATTCATATAGCTCTACAGTAGCCTGCGCTATAAAGCTTGTGGCTACAAAGTACATACGAGAAAGCTCATTTACTTGCATTGGATATGATTTTAATAGCTTCGTCTACTTGGCTTTTATTCTTAGGTATAAAGAAATGCCAGTCGTACATCCCATTCTCCTTACAATGCTTCAAGAACATCTTCCATCGGAGCGGAAAATCGTCTGACATCACATATCCCTTAGTCTCTATAATGAATTTATGTTCGTAGCTTACGAAGTCGGGTGTATAGATTATTTGGAGGATTGTTTTGTTAGAACTGTCCACAAGCTCTCCCTTTTTTGGAACAGACTTGTAATAAGACTCTGGACCCTTAAAAGAATCTTGAAGAACATACTTGTATTTTTCGTACTCGAAGTGGATTCCACTTTCTTTGAGCGCTTCGGCGCAGTACGCTTCGAGACCGGACTTGTACGCCCCCGATGCTTTGGCTCTTGTTTTACCTTTTGCATTTTTTTTTCGTTTATACACTCAACAAAAATAAATGAATCTAATTGAATAATCAAAATATTTCAGATAAATCTGTTGATGGGATTAAAGGAATCTGAGCTGGTTTTTGCTCAAACAATGGCACAAACAATCGAGAAGTAGAACCCTGAAGACATCCAAATGATGTGTACTGCTTGTTCATCTCGAATGTAATCGGAGAGTAGAGTGGTGTTGGCATACCGCCAGTCTCTACCTCACGGACCTTTCGGACGTGGAACTCAATACTGCGTCGAGTCGGCTCGTCCTCGTGCTGAATCTTACGGTGAACGGTACCAAAGCCATCAGCCCTGTTGACAAACTTCCCGCCACCTTCAGTATCTGCAGCCATAGGAGCAACAGGATGTCCGTCATCTCCGATTCTACGCTGAGATTCAGTTACGGCGTGAGTGTTTAGCCAAACAGCTATACCCTTGGCGTTAGCGAATGTCAATAGCTCAGATGCAGCCTCGTAATGGTACTCGTGTACACCAATAGATGCTCCGTTAACTAGGTCAATCTTCAAACTGTTGTATGGGTCAACAAACAAACCATCTACTTGCTGTCCCTTAATAAGTTTCTCAGCAAAGATGATGAGGTCGTAGTACGAATACACCTGACGATTAGAAATCACGATGAAGTGCTCTTGAACCCATTCAAATGCTAGCTTACGCTGAGCGTAGTTCATATACTTCAACGGCATATCTGTTACGAACTGCATAAGCTTATACTTGATAGATGCTGTCCTGTTCTCAGATGAATACACAACCCACTTCCATCCGTGACGCATAGAAGCTGTTACCATAAGGTACAAGATAAACGTAGTCTTACCTACGTTGCTATGTCCATTGACGATAAAGAATTCACGTTTGAACCTGAAGTACCTATCGAAGTATTCGTTGCCTGTATCAAGTCCAATCTCAACCTTACCTTCAGCAAGGTCATTAATCCAGCGAAAGTCTTCGTCATCAGATGAAACGAACGACATATCACCATCGTTGATGAGCATCTCACGCTGGGCCTTGTCTTCTTGTTCTACGATTTCTCGGATAGGAAGCTTCTTACCTTGCTCAATACCATCTAGGATTGTTTTACGAGCCAGGTCTTCAGACTCAATCTCTCGTTTTGATATCTCACGCAGCAGTACGCGAATCACCTCGTCCTCTTCCATTCGGCCAGCCGCTACATAACCACCGCAAAGAACACTTGCTTTCAGTAGTGTAGCGTGCTTCTCTCCGTCCGCAGCATTACGAATCATACGAGCCGCAATGTTCAGTTTATGGTAGTCTGTGTATTTGTCAACAGACTTAGTCTCTTGGTGCACTGACGCCTGCTCGGTCAGGATATGACCGAATGGTTTAGCGAACTCCTTGATTACAATGTCTGGGTCATAAGACTCAAAACACGCTCTAGATTCGTTTACTCCGCTAGGGTCAATGTCGATGCCATACTGCTTGTCAAAGTACGCTTGTAGCGCACGAAAATGGTCTCTGTGTCGCTCTGGGTTTGTTACCTGAACCAACGCCTTTAGACCATCACCTGATGGAGATACCCAGCAAGCAAATACGTACTCGTCCGTAGACAAGATTGGCTTTAGTTTTTGTACGTCTACGTGGTCAAGGTCAATAACAATTACGCCGCTATGGTCGTGAAGAGCGGAGTCCTTTCGTTCGAGGAACGCTCCGCTCCATAATACAACAGGGAGCTTTTTCTTTTGGTCCTTATCTCCTTTCCTTAGTAGTTCAATCGTGGCGTTGCTCTTCCCAGTCTTGATACGTTGAAGTGCTGCGTCCACTGATATATGATGTGGCTGACTGGTTTGAAGGATATCCTTGAATATCGTTACTGTATTCTTGAGTGCGCTCATTTTGAATTGCTATTTTAAGTAGGATTAAATAACCGATTAAGTCCTGGACAGTATCTTCGGTGGAATCGTTGATTCCCTTGTTCTTGATTCTCATCAATTTATCATCGATGCGACAAGCAATATTCTCAACTGCAGAGCCACGAGCAAAGATGTTGGAAGGCTTGAGCGCGCTGTCACCGTACGCAGCATTCTTCTCTAGTAATAGGTCTCGAACTGAATTAGAGACATCTACGATTTGTTCAGCTGTTGTTTTCATTTTTACCAATTAAAATCATCTACCCATATTGGAGTTCGGTTTCCGACGTAGGCTGCAAAAGTATTGTACTCTGCGTATTCAGAGGCTAAATCAACATCACCATCCATATCTTTTGCTAGGATGTCAATGACTTTAGTTCGAGAGTATACCACACGAAAGTCATTAGGCTCAAAACCTATGATGGCTTCATCAAGCCCATCAGCAAACACAATACCTTGGTCATCGTGTCCACTATAAAATTCTATTATTAGTTCTTTTTTTGTCATAAGAATTGTGATTCACCAATTTTTATTCTCGTAAGTATTTTAGTTATTACGATTCTACGTTCGCCTTTATACTTATCTCCATAAAGCTCATCATTGAGACGCTCCATAGTCTTTGGGTCTTTCATCATTATATCAGATGAACTCTCTTGCTTAGATACAGCCCAAGTTTTTTTAGTTATGGTCTGCTTATTCTTACGATAAGCCACTTCTACCTCATAGTAGTAAATTGGATAGCTCATTCTTTTATGAATATGCCATCAACAGTTTTACCTTTTCGGTCTTTAATTTCATTGTATGCAGACTCAAGACATTTAACAGCATTCAAGTCGCACTGCATAGCAAGAATGATGAGTGTGATAATTGCATCACCAATTCCATCTTTGAGAGCATTCTTGTTTCCTCTAGCAAGCGCAGCCATAGTCTCGCCAACCTCCTCCATAACCTTGAGTGATTGACGGCCTTTTAACTCTGGTGAATCCAATCCTCTAATGATGGCCCATTGTTCTACCCTTCTAAATAATTCATCTGCTGTCATTCTTGTTGTGTTTCTAAAATTAAACTAAGTGCATTGACGTACCCTTCCCAATACTTAGCCTCCGTGTCTCGGCGGCTGTACAGGCATACGTTGCGGTTGTATTGTGCCTTCTTGTATTGCTCAAGAAGTGTGTGTTTCTTTTTGATTGTCTCCATACCAGTCGCTGTATTTCAAGCCGTACATTACGTTAAACATTCTCATCTCTATGTCTGCAAGCTTCTTGTTGAGCTTCATATTCTTTTGAAGATACTCCATCCCCCACTCTTTCCACTGCTCTGCCTGAGCAACGGTCATAGTCCAGTCGGTATACCAAGCGTCTGTTCGTCCCTTGATGTCGTCAAAGGTTACGTTGTATCCAGCAATCTCAAACATCTTGTTGATGAGGTCTTCAGTTGCCTTGTTCCACTTCTCTTGTTTGGTTAGTCTCTTTGCCATTGTGTTGAGGTAATGTGCATTATACTGCACAAATGTGTAGGATTTTGTATAGTTAATCGGACATTATCCGAATTAGTGCACTCCATTGCACATTCTCGTAACAAATCGTATATAGTTTTTGTTACGAAACTATATGCGATAGGGTATAAGTGCATAGTTATTGGCATATTTTATATGCGATAGGGTATAAAGCTCATAAGCTTACAATTTGTAGCTCATTTATTCAATAATGTGAGCTTCATTTCTCTTTGGTGTTAAAGGTTTCGTTGTAGTATTTGCTTGTTATGGTCGTTATTGCTTTTGGCGTCACTGAATCCATAGTCGTAAGCATCCATAATCACCTCTTTCTCTTTCTCAAGCATTGCCTTTGCCATATCATAACACTCTTGGAATACCAAGTATGATGCGTTTGCATCTAACGTATCAGGTAGTGAGTCCGCTTTCTTTGCAAACTCATCCATCAACTCTTGCATTGGTGTTTTCATTTCTATTTGGTGGTTTTACGGTTCGTTGCGTTGCATTTGGTGCACTTATGATGCGAATCTGCATCAAGGAAGTCCTGCATCAAGTAGAAGTCATCTCCCTCGTTGTCCTGTTCAGTTCCGTTCTTAATCATATCAATGATTAGCATCAGCTCGGTCATTGTTAGTTCTATTTTCATTGCGTGTTGTTTTGTTTGTGCCCCCGGCACGATTCGAACGTGCGACCATCGCATTAGAAGTGCGAGGCTTTATCCAGCTGAGCTACGGAGGCAACGATTACTCTTCGTCAGTATCATCTAGGTAGTCTTCGTACTCTGGGTAGTGAGTTCCTTCGTTTCCGTTTCGAATGATAATCATCATACGCTCTTCGGCAATACGCTCTTGCTCGTCAACTTCTCTAGAATGGTTTGAACAACAAGTTCTACTAAGTTCTTTTTCCATTATTTCTTTTTCCCAATCAGCACAATTACACTGACGGTCTACGTAGTCTTGACTATCTCCTGGGTCATCCCAAAAAACAAACTTCATATCCGAACCTGGACCTTTATCACTCATATTCTATTCTGTTTTTGTAAATAATGTCTTCTACAATAGTTTTAGCATCTATCTTACCAATCTTTATCCCATCGTGATGCTTATCAGCTCGTATTACGATAAAGTTGTCATTGCTCTTTCCTAAGACAAGTATAGACAAGAATTGTGGCATTAGTTCACTTAGGAATGGTTCAAAATGTAGTGTACTACCATTGCTATTTGCTACGGCTACACCCATTATATATTCTTTATCATCTTTTCCTAGCACAAAAATGGGGGACTTATCCGATAACGGAATCATCCCCCACTCAAGGCATAGCAATCTCGATATTTCGAGTTGCATTAGAACGGCATATCGTCGTTGCTACTTTGCTTGATGCTAGTGGTGCCCTTTGATGCTGGGTCCCACACGCTGAGGATAGTGTAAGGCTTCTTACTTTCCTTGGCTACACCTGAGCGAACCGTAAGAAATGCACGGCCTTTCTCCGTCATATTCTTCTGGATGATTTCGATATCTTGCTTTGACAGCGAGAATCGCAGATTAAGAGTGGGAGACTCAACGTAGCCTACCATCTCGTCTTTCTTATCTTGCATAAGACTTGGGGTTTTGGTTAATTAAAAAGAAAGTTTTTGTACGAGAAGTAAGTATCTCGGTACACATTATCTGAGTCAACAAGTTGTTCGTGTCTATCTAGATAGTAGATGATTAGCGAGTGCCGTAAGCCCGTAATCTCTGAAACCGTGGCATTGGTTATACCTTGGTTGCGGATTAGGAAGTTTACTAGCATCATACGCGCACTTACGACACGACGACGAGCCGACTTAGAAATAGGGTCAACACCGAAGTATTCTTTACTTCGAGAGATGAACCCTTCGATTTGTTCAGGGATAGATTGCAAAATCATTTTACGAATTTCTCTAGAGCAGCGACTTGCTTCTCAGAGAACTTATCTCCGTACTTAGTCACTACTTGATTGTATGCCTCACGCTTATTGCTAGCACCTTTGATGTAGTTGACAGACTTCTCGAACAAAGACTCCTCCTTCGCTGGCTCAGCAGACTCAGTTACGGGTTGTGGAGCTTCTTGCTTTGCGATAGCAGTTGCCACCTCGTCAGCAGTAGCGATTGAAGTATCGATACCAATTCCTAGCATACCGAGAGCACGTCCTACAGCAGAGGTTTCGCAGTTCTCAATGTATGAGGTTCTGTTAATGTTAGATGATGACTTCTCTTCGTGGGCAAATCCAGTACTGATAATCCGTAATTCTTCATCACGGACTACAGCGCGGATAATTACTGACTCTGAATCCACAGCAATGATTTCTGATTCTAGGGACATACCCTTGAATTCAGGTAGGGTTCGGAACGCTTTTACACGCTCGTTTACCTCCACGTACTGCTTACCCTTGATATTAGTTGTCTTGAATTTATGTTGTGACATATAGATTAAATTTGAATACAAATATAAGAAAAGTTGAAGCACTACGCAACAGCGTAACGCTATTTTTGTCTCTCCAAGAAGTCGACCCACATACGTGCGGCAACCGCACGACGCTGTAATACAAACGGATACGTACTCCGTAGCCTAGCCATAGCGATACGCATAAATTGCTCTCTCATTGGTTTTAAATTAAAGTAGTTCGAATCTGTCCATAAGACCAACAACGCTTACACCTAACAGCATAAGAGCAAAGCCTGTGATAAGATTTCCATCTAGCATAGACGTTACGCTAAGCAACGCTAGAGCAAAGATTATTGTGAATCCTGCTTTACGCAGTATGTCCTTTGTCATAGTCAATAGTAAATGAAAGTTCCAAGTCTCCATCTTGATAGGATGCTATAACCTTAAAGTCATCAGCCTGAAGCCACTGCTCGCCCTGACCTTCGTCAGTGATGTTGTAGTCTATTTGGGTTATCTGCTCTACTTCAGCATCCACAAGGCCGTCCTCATCTATAGATAAGAATAATATGTACGACAAGCCGTCACTCTCGTAAAGTTGAGATTGCCAGTGCCCTTTTGGAGATATGGATACCTCGTGCTTTTTACCGTTATGTTCAAAGCCTACAAGAAATTTTGCTTGTTTGAACAGGTCTTCGGTGATAATCATAGACATTTCGTTTTCTGTAAAGTTAGTAAAAAAAGCGGGGTTGCCCCCGCCCATCTACACCATCTCAGTCAATAGTTCGTAAACACGTTGGTCCGTCTTCTGAAGAGCACCCGCCATTTTAGACGCGCCGCGGTTATCAGTGCGCCCCGCTTTGTGGCTAGTGTAGTGAGTTACTCCTGAGAATAATCCCCACAGGTTATCACCCTTGTACGACATCTCACGAGTGATAGACGTTACTAGGTCCTGTGCTTGATTAAGGCGTCGAGTAGAGTACTCGTCCTTAGCAATACTCTTGGACTTTAAGATGTCTACGCCAACAACAGCATCTACAACTTTCTGAATCCGACGCTCATTGACACGTACGTCTACCATACGTCGGAACGTATCGTAAAGAGTAGCATCTGCTTCAGTGATACCCTTGATGGCACGAAGAGAGTCCTCTACGGCCTTGCGCATATTAGCCGTGTGTCGAACGCTGTCCTTCAGGCCGCGTGATGCGGCATTGAACGTATTCGAGCAAGAAATAGTGATGCTAGATGCACCCCAACGAAGTGCTGTAGTTCCGTCGTGACTATTGATGGCCGTGGCATAACGCTTGACCAAGTCATTACCTACGACTTCATCCTCCATAGGAATCTGCAAGTACACTTTGCCTCCGTCATTGAAGAGTCCGCCTCGCGCGACGTCCACACCTAGAACATTTCCGACCTCTTGCACAAGGTCAGCAAGTTCATTGTTTTGAAACACTTCGTACTGCTGAGTAGCGGTGGTAAATACCTTCTCGGTGTCTTTGCGAACTACACCGAAGAACCCCGACTCATTACCTGAGGGCAAAAGAAGTGGTTGCTTCTCAACGACCCAATTGAGTCCGAAGCGGTCAAGCATTTCTGCGCTGTTTTTAGCAGATACGAGTGAGTTGTGAGTGTCAACGAGTTGACCAAATTGATTGATTTCCATTTTAAATTAAGTTTAGATTAGTTATTGAAAAAGGTTCTGTTTAGAGCGGTTGTACATCTGCTCCATAGTTTGGAGCGCTGAAGAGTCAGGAGTGTTCTCCCAACCAATGAGTAGTATTTCTTTCACGTCATCGAACGTACTCTCAGGCTTCATCGTCATAATAAGAATCTCAAGTTGCGCTTGGAATTCGTCTATGTTATTGAAGAAGAAGTACTCGTAGAACTGAAGATTGAAGTCGAACTCGTAGCCTCGCTCGTAGTATGTATGACCCGCGAAGTTCATCCCGATTTCATCATACTCATTGCGAATAGATACGTCGTATTTGCTAGATATTTCGTTAAGCATTTTATGAGGTGGAACCCACTTGCTTGGTCCGTGGACCATAATAATGTTTCCGTCTCTCTCAATGCTGTCAATCTCCCATATAGGAGGTTCGCACCTGAGGCCCGTATCTCTGCGCTCTTTATGCGCTTGGAGTAAGATAGCGACTGAATCTAAATTCGCTCTATCTCCTCGTATAGTTACAAAGTTGTTACACAAGTTCGCCATCTTTGACTTTTGATTGTAGTTGCTTGATTTGCTCTTGAAGTTCGTCGTTGTATTTCTCAAGGGCTTGGATTCGTAGTACTAGGTACTTAATGTGTTCGTCTTTCATTTTATTTTTTTGATTGAGGTGGTAAAACGAGGGGCCGTGCCCCCTCATTAAACCAAATACTAAACATCGTTACACGGACGATTATACTAGGAGAGTGCAGAATTAAGTTGCTCTCGAGTCATTCCTGTCTCATCGGCAAGCCAATTCAGGAACGTCCCAACTTGGTTGGTTCTGACTACAACATCAGTAGCCGTAGAAAATACGTTGCTCGTTTGAGCGAAGATAAACCATACAGGTACAGGTGGTACTAAATTGCCTTCTGCGATATTCTCAAAGAATTCGTTGAAGTCCCACTTCCATTTTACGTCATCGTAAGAGCCTGTAGACCATCCGTTGGCTACGCACTCGTATCCGTCAGCAAGTTCTACGTTGACGTATCCACGCCAAGCATCAGTTGATTTCCAGGACGCGCTCTCAATGCACTGCGGTGGCCCTTCGCATTCTTCACTGGATTCGGTGGAGCGGCTCACGTCTAGCGTATAGGCGTAGTCTGTACGAAGTAGTATCTCGTCTTCAGGGTCGAATTCGTAGACCATAACGGCTGATTCCCAATGTGAGTAGTAGCACTCTTCGCAAAGCACTTCACCATTTTTGTCAGTGCCGAAGTAATCGTCACCTACATCTACTGAGCAGTTGTTGCACTTATTGGTTTCCATTTTCTGATTCTTTAATTGTGTTAAAAGCGGCGACGAGGTCATCACCGAGGTTCATAATTTGGCTTTCGATGATTGTGAAGTCAATCAACTTGTTAAGTGTAGAGTAATCGTTGTCGTCTTTGAAGTCAGCCGCGGCCTTCACGAACAAAGAGTAGGACAACAGCATATTCTCAAGGCTGTTTAATTGTTTCATTGTTTTGGATTAAAGTTCTAGAACAGCAAGTGATACGTTACCTTCTCGGTCAATGTATCCGTGCTCAATTAATGCAGATGCAGTACGTCCGTAGTGACCTTGTAGGGTCCAAGCCATACCGCTCTTTACGAGTTCAGCGAACAAGTACACTACCTCTTGGTCAGTTAGTTCTCTGTTTTCGTATGCGATGATATTATCAATTGAAGTATTCATTTTATTAGTGTTTATGGTTAAGACGCCTCACGGCGTTTCGCCTACTTAAGGCTCGTCAGTTAACCTCTATTTGCTCAGGGGTAAATAGATGTACTAGAATAGCGGTGTTCGTGTCGCAGTAATCTCCGTCCTCGTCATACTCCATCGGGTAGATGGCGGCTTGGATGTTTCCGTCTTCGTTGTACCATATGTTCATATCGTACTCCTCTCGTTTACCGCTGAGTGCGAACGCAAACCACTCATCTTCTAGGGCTTCATCTAGCGTAGCGGTGTACGTCAACTCAGGGGTCGTGAGTCCTGTTCTTACATCCCAAGATTGAAGCCTACCTCCATCGTGGAACAATTCGATGATGCAGTGCTGTAGTTCTTTGTCTTCAGTGATGGTTAACTGAAGTTTGCTGAGGTCCATATCTTCAAGTTTCATAGCGTTAGGCAAAAAATGATTTAACGTAGGTAATTGCAAACTTTCCGAAGTTCTTCTTTACGGCATCTTCGTACGCCATAATCAAGGCTTCGTCTTGAGATACGTACTTGCCTCGTTTTCTATCGGTGTACGAAACAAAGTAGTCCTCGTCACTCCTCTCTAGAAAATTTATCTCGAACTGATAAAATAAATACTTTTCCATAGTGTTAAATAGGAATTTAGATTAAATACAAAAACGAACCTCGCGCACGCCTTCGCTCAACTCTATTGAGTCGTCAACGCTAAACGTGTACAAGTCCTCGTGTCGAACGCCTTCGTGTATTTCTACGACGACAACGTCCGCGTCATTAAGGTGCGCCGTCGCCTTGCGAAGTGCGCCAATAGTTAAAATTTGCTTCATTGTTTTAGGTTATTCAATTACGATTTTAGATTGGCTGATTGCCCTGTCAAAATGTTCCTTGTCATTAATCAGATGTTCAGTTCCATCATCATCAAGTTCATAAAGTTCCACATCTACTGATTCCCAAATCAATTTAGCAATGTCAGTCACGTCAATAAACTTGTGACCATCCTGGCATTCAATAATTCTCTTGCTCATAGTTTTTTGTTTTAGCGTTTATGGTTAAGACCCCCGAAGGGGTTTCGGCTATTTAAGCCTCATCAGTTAACCTGAACCGAATGTAGTGGTCTGAAGTGAGTTCAATCTCTTCAATATCGTCTCCATAGCCTTTGCAGACAATCGGAGTGAAGGTGCTATCGAAGCCGATTTCTTTACTCTCGAAGCCATCGTTTGCTAGTCCTATACGGATGTATAACGGCTTACTTGATATTTTTCCGTTGATGACGCACTCATTATCGAAATCAAAGTAGGCTTGCTTTTTCTCAGCCTTTTTGGCGGTTACCATCCCGAAGAGTTCTTGAATCTCATCATCAGGTAGAGAAGAGAGTTTGCCGAACAAATCGTCTAGTACTTCTTTAGCAGATTGAACAGCATCTACTTTTTTCTTACGTCCACGGACTTTTTTGATGTCAGCGCTGTTTACATACCATCCGTGACCTTCTTTTACCACAACCCCATCAAGACCACCATTGTGGCCTCTGACGTTATCGTCAAACTCTACGAGTAGGGAATCAACATCTGCGATGGTTCCCTTGGCTCCATCATAAATTCCGCGGGGTGCGATTGCGGTTGATTTGCGGTTATAAACTACGCGGTCTCCTGTTTTGAAAGTTTTCATAAGAAATAAATTTAAATGTTGGTTAATTGATTGATGGTTAAACTAAAGGTCCGCAAGAGTAAACCAAGCGGGTGTTGCTGAAGTCAGGTGATAAAGAGCGAACTGAGTTCACGACAGCACGAGTGTTGCCGACTATAATATCACGCTCACGTGCTACGAAATTTGCGGCAGAACGCTTGAACGAACTGCTTTTACGAGATATGCTCGTCAGACGATTGTAGTCCGACTGCTTTGCAGGAATAAAAATCATTTTTAGTGTGTGTTTGGTTAAGACGCTTCACAGCGTTTCGTCCATTAAGGACTCATCAGTTAACCTCCCACGCAGTGAGCGTGGTCCAACCAAATAACGTCACGATACCGCGACGCTGAAGTTGTTCTAGAACTTTGTACTCTGATGTCTCGTGTGCGGGGACAACAGCATCTACGCTATAAAAGGCTTTGTCAACGGCTACTCCGTTAACGTACTCGCGGTAAAAGAAATTGTAAGTGTTCATAGTGTTTAGAATTAGTGTTAGTGAAGTGAAATTTGAGAGGGCGTTTGGTCACGAACCAACGGCACCTGAAGTGCTACGCCCCCAATCGAACGCTCTCCTCAGGGTTGTCTTATTATGTCGTTATGCGCAGTGATGCCGTGGTCTCACCGCAACGAGGCCGTCAGGCCCTGAGGGCACCGAGCAAGCAAGTGAACATCGTTGCATCCGTGTAGCATATGTTCTAGGAACTCATACGGCCAAGGCCGCTCCGCTACACATCCACAAACCCGAACTCCTGCACCCTCAGCCGCCATCCGTACATCAAAGTGCCGTCAGGTCATTCAGCCGAGCAGTGCGGAACCCCGCTCGCTCAGTGGTCACTATGGTTATGGGGACAGCCCCAAGGCACGCTTTTCGCTTACACATCTTCTGCGGCCCGCCCTAAGGCTTCGTCCTCGCAGTGACCCTGACTCGTTTCCCTATCTCGGTGGGCGCTGTCGGTCGGTGACAAGACAAACGTACGATAATCGAAACTCGAAAGTCAAGCATACTTCAAAAAAAAGTTGTAAGTCGCTGATAATCACCGAGAAAAATTTTCACACTAAGTTTAAATGCGTCTTCTTACGTGTGTCATTATTATATTATAGCACCTAACGATTTGACCTTGAGCGTAGTGGAGGGATGTGGGCAGATGTGGGACGTTGTGGGAGTACTAGCAGGGTAGTTCGGGGGGTTGTTGGAGGAGTGAATACGACTCGAACCAAACCTCAGTTACCGCTCTGAATAGGGTAGGGCAGAAGGTCCTGTAAAGACGCTAGTTAACATAATATATATTATAGGATGCTTTTGGCTACCGATTGCAACCTCGGCTGAAACATAGGCACGCTCTAGAATAGTTGCGTCACTAGTATTGGCTACAAAAACGCTAAAACATTGGGAACGAATCGATTTGCACGAGGGGGCTTGGGTTCGGCATTGCGTTTCGGTTTTCGATTGAAATCGTTTTTATAATACGATTATCCCCACAATCTGTATAACACAAAAAAATCCCCAGAGTGTATAGCGCCAATCTGTTCGCTACAAAAAAGCAAGCATCAGCAGGTGAACAGCTTGTTCCCGGCAGGGTATAGTGGCCCTCGTTATCACGGAGTAACTGAGTGAAGTAGCTTTCGATTAAACCGAAGCGAGCTTGAGACGGCTCCTTTAGCGCGGGGCGGTTTGGCCGCCCGCTTTTCCCGCCGTCATTAAGCGGTTCATTCGTTTTCGGCTTTATAAGCTTTTGGAGTGGTACGCGCTCGCCGAGCACTGCTCGCGCTGCTTTCGCTCTTTGCGAAGTTACGGCAAAAAAATGACAAAGTCAAATAGTTAAAACCTATCAATCAGTAGGCTTATAGTAAGTAACTATAAGGTTTATGGCTGTTATGATAGGTAATGGCTATCAAAGTGCTACTTGATGTTTTCTTGTTTTTCCAGGAACATCCGGAAATGGGTACGTTCGTCGACAAGGATAGGTAGTTTACCGTGAATCTTGTCTAGGTATCGCTTTACTACTTGTCTTCCTCTTGTGGTTATGTTGAACCTAGCTGTTTGTTTGTTGTTTCTGGCCGTTATGATAGGGAGGTCGTAGTCTTGTGCTGGTGAGTACTGGTTGATTTGTCCGCCATCTACCATTGGTTGTACGACCATATCCATAAAGTTATCTAGTCTTCCTACGTGTCCGAATGCGCTCATAGCGTAACGTATCGAGAATATCTCCAGGTCGTAGATGAAGAACAGGAACATCAGCTGTCTCTGGTCTATGTTGTAGTTATGCTTGGCGTCGATGAACACGTGGTTCAACAGCTTTAGTATGTTGTACGGGTCGTTGACCAGGTCTTTACGCTCTCTATACTCGTCAATGCGTTTGGCTTGTAGTTCTGCCATACGGCGAAGCTTCTCGCTACGAGACGGCTTTTTTCTATAGCTCGGCATAGTGTATTGAATTATTACGTAAAGATACTGTGATTATTTTTGCAGTATGAAACTGAGTATCTACGTATCGTTGGCTGAAGTGACGCGGAGCGACACTGCCAAGCGCAAAGGTGTTGATAACAACCCCACGCCTGAACATCTTGAAAATCTGAAAGTAATCTGCACGGAGGTGTTCGACAAGGTTCGTGAGCACTTTGGCGTACCTATCTTTATCTCTAGCGGATATCGTTCTGCTGCCTTGAACAAGGCTATTGGGGGTAGCAATACTTCGGACCACAGTAATGGACGTGCTCTTGACCTTGACCAAGACGGTCACAGTAATGGTGTGACAAACCGCCAGGTTTTTGATTACATCAAGAATAATCTTGAATTTGACCAGCTTATCTGGGAATTTGGTTCTAGCCAAAATCCAGATTGGGTTCACGTAGGGTACCGCAAGGGTGCAAACCGCAAACAGATTCTTCGTGCTATCAAAGAAGGCGGCAAGACAAAGTACGTACCTTATAAATGATTAAATTTGCTAAGCAACGGATAGACTATAAACTCATACAAGAGCAAATGCTCAAGGAAGTAGAGTCCGAAGCAAAAAAAGACTATGAAAGCAAAAAAGAATACTTACCAGAACGGCGGTAAGACTCCTACCGGAGGAAAGAAGAAGCCTATGACAGCTGACGAGAAGTTCAATGCTAACGCAAAAGCTCGTGAAGCTGAGAACCTCACCGAGATGCGTAACGCACTTAAGCCGGAGGGCAAGGAGGCTGTAGCTAAGTTCGACGCCGAGCTGAAAGCTAAAGGTTTCAAAGTCATTCAGCGTCCAGTAAAGAAGATGAAATCTGGAGGAATGATGGCTAAGTACAAAGAAGGTGGTACTGTTCCCGGAAAAGATACTTGGGTAGGTAAAGGACGTCAGCCTCAGGACCCAGAGGCCAAGGGAGCTATGACGTCCGAAGAATATCTAGAGCGTCTCACTTGGCAGAAAGCTGTTGAGGCCCTTGACAGGCGTGGGGTATCTATGGTTGACCAGTCCAATCGCTCTACTAAGATTCTCGGCCAAGGAAACGCTAACGTACTTGATAACAACTACGAGCTAGCCATCAATAAAGCTAAGGAGTACGGTGTGTACGACCAAGCTAGGCAAGAAGCTGTTGCAGAATACAGAAAGGGAGCCGCTTCGTCCGGCTCTAAATAAAAGAGGGGGCATCGCCCCCTTTTTTTATCTAATGTCGGTTCCGTGCTCAGTAGTAATGCATCGCTTGTCATCTCCAAGCTTTGTTCGGAAGACCAATACAACTGTTTTAGTCATTGGGTTCCAGTAGTACTCCGAGTCGAGCTCATTGAATCCGGCGGACTTAAGTTGCTGGCGTTTTACACTCCACTGTTTTACCGTCATAATGCGTGACTCGATGCTGTCGGGAGCAAGGTACCATTCCTTTTCTTCGTCGATAACCCATTTAGCGTATTCGTCGGTGTTGACTACAGACTTGTATTTGTGGTCGTAGCATTCTCTATCTCCAAGGAATACGTTCTGAGCAAAGAGGCTTCCAGAGAAGAGCAGCGCGGCAGTGATTAAATTTTTCATTGTTGATAAATTGTTGATTGTTGATACAAGTATACGACATTGAAATGCCGTTGTCAAGAGTGTGACGAAATATTTTTTAGTTTTGTAGTATGAAAGCTAAAAAGTACTACGAAGGAGGCAAAATGGAGATGTCCGGAGAGGAAATCGAAATCAAGTCTACGGATATGGCATCAGGAGTAAAACAGCTCGAAGCAGCTGTTAAGGCTTCAGGAAAGAAGCCGACTAGCTACAAGTTCAAGGCTTGCTTCTACGAAGATGAAGAATGAGTCATTGATGGATTACGTGTTCCACTACAATCCCTACAAGGATATGTGGGCCGCTATTCCTCGTGAAGCATATCTCGACTACTTCAACGGCATCTACGACCGAACTACTTTTCACCAGAGCGTAAAAGAGCTAATAAAATACGTTACCATCAATGGCTAAGTCTACTAAGAAGCGTATTAAAAGTGAGCGTGGCGTAAAAAAAGTAAGCGCCGGGCGTTCTGCTGTTGGCATTCGTAACCTTGATATTATAAACAAAATTGCTTATGAAGGCTAAGAAGAAAGTAGACAAGGTTATGGTCAAGGCTCCAGATGGATACCACTGGATGCTTGAGAAGGGTCGTTACTTCCTTATGGAGCACGAAGGTAGATTTGTACCGCACGAAGGTGCTTCGCTTGAGGCTAGCTTCCGAATAAAGAAATCTCACTGATGAAAGCCAAGAAGAAAATGATTAAGCGTGCTGACGGGTCTTACTCACCACGCGGACTGTGGGATAATATTCGAAACAACAAAGGTTCCGGAAAGGCACCAACTAAAGAAATGCTCGAGCAAGAAAAAAAGATTCGTCGTGAAAGCAAGAAGTAAAACAGCCAAATTCTATGCTGAGAATCCAGAAGCTGCTGAAAAGCGCCGGAAGTATCAGCGTGAATACAACAAAACCGAGGAGCGTAAGAAGTACCGTGCGTACCTCAACAAAAAAAACCGTGAGGCTGGAACTTATGGTAACGGGGACGATATGGACTACGACCACGGCGAACGTCGTATGATTTCTGCCCGGAGAAACCGCTCAAAGAAGTAAAGTATCTTTGCCGTAGTTTAGTAACGAATAAAACTACGGATATGGAAGAACACGAAGCGCAAGAGTTCTACAAAGAGCTCCGCGAACGCTACACATCCCTTCAGGACTTTATCTCTGAGCGAGATAAAGACGGAGAGTTCTTCTCTCTTATTGCAGTAGGTCGATATATCGAAGGTGACGAATCCGACGAGATAGAGATGTCATTCGCTACTAACATTAGCGACGAGGAAGAGCTTGAAGATATAACGAATTCGTTATACGACTCTATCAAGTCGCATCTTAACGAACCAAAAAATGTAGACTTCTGGATTCGACTCTTCGGAGGAGACCCGGACCAATACCTGAATTAAATGAACATCATCAGAAAGATAATCATCGGGCAAAACCCGAAGGACGCTCTTGCTTACGTACTGGATATGAAGGCTGGAGCTGGATATGTGTCGGTAATCGAATTCGATGAGCGCACATATTTGAAGAACGGTCATCGATGCTACGACATATACATCACTAGCAATTCCGGCACTATGCTGTGGAAGCGAGTGGAGAATATGCCTACGTTAGCGGAGTACGACTGTCACTTCGAATAACGAAGCTCACGCCTCACTAATTTTATTGGAATTTAATATGAAACCATTACATCACTTTATCGTAGAGCTACCAAAGAAGTTTAAAGACACCATCGAAGTTGGTGGAAAGACTCTTTACTTGGCATCAAAGTTTGACGAGTTTAACAACCGAATGACTTCTGGCGAGATAGTAGCTGTTCCAGAGTGCGCACAGACTGGAGCAAAGCCAGGAGACACCATTTACTTTCACCACCACGTTGTGATGAATCCCGGCCTTGAAATCGAGAAAGGGAGATACATCGTTATGTTCGACCCTAATGGGGCATACAGCAATCACGCAATCGCGTACAAGAACGAAGATGGTATGCATATGCTAGGTGATTGGGTGTTTCTTCGTGAGATTAAGGAACAGGAAGTAAAATCTGACAGCATCATCCTGATTCAAGAGGAGAAGCGTCAAAACCGCGGCATATTAGCCTATGACCACCCGGCTCTTCTTGAGATGGGAGTCAAAGCCGGAGACGTTGTTGGATATGGTGACAAAGCAGACTACGAAATGCAAGTTGATGGTGAGTTGATGCTTCGTATGCTTTTACACGAGATTATGTATGTCGAAGAGAACTAATCTGTTTACTACTATTGATGCCACTAAACGATTGCTTACTGCAACCGAAACGGCTATCAATAACATCATTGAGGAAATACAGAAGCCCGTTGACTTAGAGTTGTCTGGCTCTCAGCGAAAAGCGGAGCTTCAGAGTATCAAGCAGTCTGTTGTAGATGCTCGGGAGCTACTCCAGGAGCGCCAGCGTTTGGAGCAGATGATTAAAGACCTTGAGGATACCGACAGCATCGCCGAGCATTCCGACTTTGCTGGAGGTTTTGCTGAGAGATTCCGTAAGTAATGGCAGGTATAAGAGACATAGAAGGATATGACGACTTTGTCATAAACATATGTCCAGACGGCACCGAAGGTGAAATTGTCGAGATTGCTGGGCTATACATACAGTTACCAGAAAAACCAGACGACAAGAGCGTACTGTTTAGCGAGCTACCAAAGGAGGAGCAGCACTGGAGAAGGCTATCTGTACCGAAAGAGCTCGAGCGTATCCGCACTATGGACGAGTGGTCTGAAGCTCCAAAGGAGTTTAGAGATAGGTATACTCCTTATATTGAACGCGAGTTTATTCGTAGACGAAAAGGTCTTTGGTTCTACAACAACGGCATCCCCACGTACATAACTGGACACCACTATATGCTCCTTCAATGGAGCAAGATGGACATTGGATACGCTAGTTACTTAGACTTCCAGAGGAAGCTGTTTATTCATTACGCAGCTTGTGAGTCTGACCCAAGGTCAATCGGACAAGTATACGTGAAGTGTCGTCGTTCTGGATACACAAATGTATCGTCATCTATACTTGTGGACGAAGGTACTCAGGTTGCTGAAAAGCTACTAGGAATCATATCGAAGACTGGTAAGGATGCTCAAGAGAACGTCTTTATGAAGAAGGTGTTCCCGATGTTCCGCAGCTACCCGTTCTTCTTTAAGCCAGTACAGGACGGTACCACAAACCCGCGTATGGAGCTAGCGTTCCGTGAGCCTTCAAAGCGGATTACGAAAAACAACAAGGCTGTTATGATGACGCAGGCCCTTGATACTGTAATCAACTGGAAGAACACCGTAAACAACGCATATGACGGTGAAAAACTACACACGCTGTTTCTTGACGAGTCTGGTAAGTACGAGTCTCCTATTGACGTAAACGAGCTTTGGCGTATCCACCGCACGTGTCTACTCGTAGGTAAGAAGGTCGTAGGAAAAGCACTCGTCGGCTCTACCGTAAACCCGCTAGATAAAGGCGGAGCTAACTTTCGTAAGCTGTACTACGATTCTGACCCGAAGAAAAGAAACGAGAACGGTAGAACCAAGAGTGGCCTTTACAAGATATTCATCCCAGCTTATGAAGCTCTAGAGGGTTTCTTTGACCAATACGGTTTACCTATAGTGAACGACCCTGAGAAGCCATTAAACACAATGGAGGGAGATATCACTAAGATTGGTGCTAAGACATACCTCAACAATGAGCGTAAAGCTTTGATGAGCGACCCTTACGAACTTAATGAAGTTATACGTCAGTTCCCGTGGACTGAAGAGGAAGCGTTCCGTGACTCTACAAAGACATCTCACTTTAATATCTCTAGGATATACGAGCAGATAGAGCACAATAGCAATCTGTTTCCGAATCCAGTAGTTCGAGGAAATTTCGTTTGGAACAACGGACAACAAGATACTAAGGTAACATTTAGCCCGGACCCTAACGGTAAGTTTTATGTGTCTTGGCTCCCTCCGTTCGAAGAGTCAAACAAGCAAGTAATACAGCTTGGGAAGCGCGCCCCAGGAAATGTTCACGTTGGCGTAGGAGGTGTTGACTCGTACGACATTGATGAGACTGCAGACGGAAGAGGTTCTAAAGGGGCTTTCCACTTCTTCAATAAGTTCAATATGAACTACCCCAGCAACAGATTCGTTCTTGAGTATGCTGAGCGACCAGACCTAGCTAGAGTATTTTACGAGGACGTCCTTATGGCCGCTGTCTACTACGGTTATCCACTACTAGTAGAAAACAACAAGTATGGTATAGTTAGATACTTCGAGTCTAGAGGTTATGATAATTATATTATGGATAGGCCCCCGCACCTTACTCCACCAAACCAGAGAGCCAACGTGCGCACTAAGGGTGTTCCATCTAACTCACAAGAGTTTATACAAGCTCACGCTCAGGCTATTGAGGCATTCATACACGAGCATATCGGATATCGTATCGACAGCGATGAATACGGTAAAATGTACTTCGATAGGACTTTGCAAGACTGGATTGGATACAAGATTAGCGACCGCACAAAATTTGACTTGACCATTAGTTCTGGCCTTGCGCTTCTTGGCGCTCAGACCATAATCAAGGAGAAGAAGCATACCGATATGACCGATAAAGTATTCTTTAGACGGTATAAGGCGCGTTTCTAATTACTTTATATTTGCATTTGAAAGCATAATCTGCTCATATAAAGGAATTACTATATGTATAACGGGAAAAATCCGAATCCCATTAATAATTTCCCTGACCCGCTGGCATCCTATGAGGTCAAGCAGTCAAAGGATTACGGTCTTCAGTATGCGAAAAGCATAGAGACTCAATGGGGCCGACCAGAAGATGAAGGTAGCTTGTTCCGCCGCCGTCTCAAGGAGTTTGAGCAAAACCGAGACTATGCAAACGGAACGCAGGATACTGCTATCTACAAGCAGATTCTTAACTCACTAGACCCCAATAACGGTGACGGAACTCTTCTGAATATTGACTGGTCTCCAGTGCCTATCGTTCCTAAGTTTGTAAAGATTGTAGTCAACAAAATCCTTTCTCGCAATCCGTATCCAAATATCGAGGCTGTTGACCCTCTTTCAGTATCTGAAAAGGAGAAGAAAAAGGCAGAGGTTAAAGCTGGAGTCGAACTGAAAAATCTTCTTGGTGAACTTGAAGGCGTTGGTGTTAAGACCGGATATGATGTTGAGGCGATACCCGACAGCATTGAAGAGGCTGAAATCTTCTTGGACACAAACATCAAAATTGCTAGCGAGATAGCTACCCAAATCGCTACTGAACTTACGCTTACTTGGAATGAGTTCGGAGAGCGCATCTATCGCCGTTGCGTAAATGATTTGGTGTCTATTGGTATGGCTGTCGTTAAGCGTGAAAACGACCCTAACTACGGAATCGTAGAGAACTACGTAGACCCGGCATACTTCATTCATAGCTACACCGAGGACCCAAATATGTCGGACCTCATCTATGCTGGACACGTACGCCGTATGAGCATTATGGACCTAAAGCGCCAAGCCGGGGACCAGTTTACTGAAGAGGAATATCAAAAACTGGCCACTATGGTCCAGTATCAGTACAACAACAATTCTTCACGCCTTACTCAGTCTTACTACGATAAGAATCTTCAGTCTGTTGCATACGGATACGACGAGTTCATCGTTGAAGTTCTAGACTTTGAGTTCTTAAGTGTTGACGATGTGTACTTTGAAGAGAAAGAGTCTCGATTTGGAAATGTCGGGTTCTACTACAAAGGATTCAAGTACGAGCCTCCTCGCGAAAGCGTATATGACCGAAAGCCATACCGTATGCAGACTGCCACGGTATATGGGGGTAAATATATTATCGGGACAAATTTCTTGTTTGACTACGGGGTAAAGAAAAATATACCTCGCAACGTACACGACCTTACTCGAGCTCGCCTTAGTTACAGTGTTGTAGCTACGAACCTTCGCCGTATGATTCCTAAGTCAATGGTGTCGATGGTGAAGAGCTTTGCTGACCAGCTACAGATTACACACCTTAAGATTCAGCAGGCTATTGCCAAGGCTAAACCCGACGGTCTTATGATTGACATCGAAGGGCTGGAGAATGTACAGCTTGGACGTGGTGGTGAGCTTCAGCCTTTGGACATCCAGGACATCTACGAGCAGACTGGTATCTTCTACTACCGCTCTAAGAACCCAGAAGGTGGATTCCAGAATCCTCCTGTACGTGAAATCAACAACCAGATTCGTAACATTAACGAGCTGATTAATCTATACAACCACTACTTGCGTATGATTCGTGATGCAACGGGTCTTAACGAAATTGTAGATGGAAGTACGCCTAAGGGTGAGCAGCTTGTTGGCGTTCGTCAACAGGCTATTGAGGCCTCCAACAACGCTACGTACGACATCACTAATGCCGCTATGGTTCTATTCAAGAAAGTATGCGACGACATCGTACGATGCTTGCAAATCATTCCGAAGGATAGTGTGCTATACCGTACGTACGAGAAGGCATTAGGAACTAGCAGTATGGATATTATTTCATCATTTGCTGATTTACCGATGTACAACTTTGGTGTTCGTGTGGTTGCAGAAATGGAGGATATGGATAAAGCCTATTTGGAGGCTAATATCCAACAGTCATTACTACAGAAGGAAATTGACCTTGAAGATGCAATTGCTATTCGCAAGCTAAAAGATGTAAACCAAGCTGAACAACTACTTATTGTTCGTCGTAAAAAGCGTTTGAAGCAGCAACAACTAATGGCTCAGCAGAACTCACAGATGCAAGCTCAGGCTAATGCTCAAGTTGCTCAAGCCACTTCTCAAGCTAAGATGCAGGAGGAGCAGATGAAGGCACAACTGGAGGCTCAAAAGATGCAGCTCGAGGGTCAAATGAAATCTCAGTTGCTACAAGTAGAATACGATTTGAAGATGCGATTGGCTGACCTTCAAGGAAAATATGACCTACAGCAACAACAAATTGAATCAGGAGTCCGAACTGACCTTGAGTCAGAGCGTGAAGACCGCAAAGATTCACGAGTTAAAAAACAAGCTGTTGAGCAAAGCAAACTCATATCCCAGCGCAAGGGAGAACGTGGTGAGCTCCAGGAAGATACGAACGAAGACGTAATAGCATCACTCCTTTCTAACGCTTGATTAAAAGACATAAATTTGCAGTATGGCAGCTCAAGTTAACTTAGATACATCGCAAAGAGTAGACATCACTTGCAGAAAGGGTGACTCTTTTCGTCTTGAGCTCACGTTCAAAGACGACACTGGTGCTGTGCTCAACCTTACTGGATACACGTGGAAGCTTGATGTACGTGAGACGGACACCTCGTCTTCCGCTATCCTTGAGGATGACGTATTTTCTTACAGCGGAACCACTCAGGGCGTACTAACCATTACCGCTCCTGCCGCTACGATGGCTGGAGTGAACGGAGGACTTTACGTATACGACCTACAGAGCACGAACTCTGGAGCTGTTAAGACGTGGCTTTACGGGATATTTAAAGTAAACGAGGACGTTACGTTATGAGCGATATAACCATCAATAGTGGCGACCAAATAAACGTAAGCGTACAGCAGCCTTCGCTTCAGACAACTGTTGTCGTCCCACGCCCTACCACTTCTTTATCAGTAAAAGGGGTTACTGGCGGTGGCGGTGACGCACACTTTGTCTACGAACAGAATATGCCAGCCGCTACCTGGGTAATCAATCACAACCTTGGGAAAAAGCCCGCTGCTGTTGTTGTAGACAGTACAGAAAATGTTGTAATTGGTGACATCCAGTATAACTCTTTAAACACTTTAACCATAACCTTCGTTGACCCATTCAGTGGGAAGGCGTACCTAAACTAAAAATGATATGGCACTAAGTCATTTAGTTTCACTTCAGCTCAACGGATTCCCCGTACTTGGTCTTCGTCCAGAGCATCTTTCTACCTCTCAGATTACAGCTCTGTCTGGTGGCTCACTTTACACTGGTAGAATCGTATACGACTCTACAGTCAACAAAGTAAAATACTACGACGGAACCGCTTGGCACGACATCACTGGTGATATCCGCAGCGTAACTGCTGGCCTTGGCCTTACTGGTGGAGGCAGCGATGGAGACGTAACCATTAGTGTTGCTTCAACCATTGCTGGTAACGGTCTTACTTGGGACGCAACCACAACTGGAATCCTTAACGTAGGAGTAAGCGATGGTCTTGAAATCACTGGCAATAACGTAAGATTTAAGAATGCCACTGGTCTTTCTGAGGGTAGACTAATGATGTGGAATGACCTTAGCACTCAACTTGAGAACGCTAAGATTCTTCAAACTGCGGCAAGTACTCAATCTGGAACGGTATACACCGTAACCATTGACGCAGAGGAAACAGTAATCAGCGGTAACCTCACGGTAAATGGTCAACTGACCTCTATTACTTCTAATGAGGTTAACATCGGTGATAGCATCATCCTGCTTAACTCTGACATTAGTGTTAGCACTGCCCCGACCGAGAACGGTGGATTCTCAGTAAAGCGTGGCAATGCAGCCTCAGTATCGTTCCTTTGGGATGAGACTAACGACCGCTTTACCACTGTAGACCAGCCCCTGCACGTAGGAAGTCTTCCGTCGCTCACGCCGAGCATTACGACTCAAGACCACTTCATTATGCAGAGCAACGCCAATGCTGGCGAGCTTCGACTTGCCACGTTTACTGCTGTTGCCAACTACCTGGGTCTCCCAATCTTGTTCTCGCTTGATGCTATTCAGGAAAATGTATCAAAAACAGGTAACTCATACACGGTAACGCACAACTTCGGAACTAGGGCTGTTACGGCCGAGGTCATTAAGTACTCAACTCAAGAGACTGTTATTGTTGATGTAACTAGACCCTCTGGGAACACCGTTGTTATCACCTTCGGTAGTGCCGTTACTGATAACGAATACTACGTTGTGCTTTCAGGAACCAAGCGTAGTGGTGATACCAACTTTGTGGAGGCTCCGGCCCCCGGCGAACAGCCTCAGACTTCAAACGACTAAGTTTTTAACGCATAACAGATGAGCGAGGGGAGGCAATAGTCTCCCCTTTCTTTTTCGTACTTTTGCTTATACTGTATTAGGCTGGTAAACTATGAAGTTTTTATCTCAGATTAACGTCAACACGGAGTATACCCTGCCGATAGTTGATGGAACGAATGGGCAGGTGTTGACATCTGATGGCAACGGCAATGTCTATTGGGGCACTATTAGCGCTGGGTCGCTGACTCTTGGTGGTCTTTCGGACGTAACCATTACAACGCCATCGTCTGGGCAACTGCTTAGATACGGCATTCCTCCTGGCTCGGGAGAATCTAACCCATTTTGGCACAACTTCACGCCAAACTACCTTACTCCTTCTTCATCTATTGACAATCTTGGAGATGTTACGATTACCAGCGCAGCGACGGGACAGCTTCTTAGATGGAACGGAAGTGCTTGGGTAAACTGGACTCACAACTTCTTAACTAGCTTCACTGAGACCGACCCAACTGTCCCTTCTCACGTTAAGAGTATCAGTACAACAAACATCACAAACTGGAATGCTGGATACAATGACTCTATTCGTGATGTAGGATTTTCTACGGCTAATGGCGTATTGACCCTGACTCAGCAAGACGGAGGTACGCTAACTGTCGACCTTGACGGGAGATATCTTGAGTCATATAATGAGACTGACCCAGTTTATACTGCGTCTAGCTGGTATGGCACAACAAACAACTCTAGAGATTGGGATGATGCATATGC